ATACTCAATGGTGTTTTCATTTAATATGAGGGAAGAATATTATTTATCCTGAACATGCTGACCACAGAACTTGGTTCTTTCGGGGATCTTTTCATATATACCCAAATTTACGCAAATGTCACGAAGTTCAATATAATTGTTCCAAAATTGTTCGGAGTGTGAATATTCATCGACTGTACAGTGTGCTAGTTCATGAATGAGAACATGAAAAATATGATTGATTTCACCATCAAGACACAAGGCGATTTCTTCTCCCTTGTTGGTATTGTACCCCACAGACCCTTTCATTTTTTTCATACCTGTAATTGGTACACACTTCTTCAACATGTGAAACTTTTCATGATTTGTTTCAGTAATATGATTTCTGAGAATGCGATATTTTTCCTTGACTTCTAAAAGTTCCTGAGGTTCTTTGGTCTGACGAAGAATCCACAAGTTGACAAGCAGTAATATAATGAATGCTATCATCTCTTATATACAAAGATAAATTTGCTATACAACTCTGAGATGGGATTACCCACAAGTCCCTCCCAAAGTTCTAATTTAAATCCAATTTCTTCTAGATGTGTGACAAGATGGTCTTTGTATGCTATGGGTTCAGACTTTGGCCCGTCTGCGTAAAACGGTGTATCCACTAGATTGACAAATAACTTTTCGCCAAATCCACCATTGCCGTGTTCCTTCATGAGAAAGAAGTTGCCCATTTCATCTTTGAGTGGCGTCTTAAATATTATCTTTTCGGAATCTGGTATGATACCTATGAGTTTTCCACCTGGTTTCAATCTCTTTCTGATTTCTCGGATTGAACTAAAAAATTTATCCCTTGATGCAAAAATATAATGAAGTGAAAAGTTGTAACATATGAGATCAAACTTTCTATTTGGACAGTTGTGAATGTCACCTTCGTAAAAATTTACACGCATATGCATATTCTTTGCACGACTTCTTGCTTCTACAAGAGCACTTGGCTCTGGATCACACATATTTATGTTTGCCCCACACTTATGCCACTTCTGCAGATCACCACCAAAGCCACAACCCACATCCAAAATACTGAAACCTTCTTGTGTAGCATATTGGATTAGAGTTCGCTTTGCATCATTATGATTTCTGCGAATCTCCTCCATTGTATATATCTTAAAAAGTATGTCCTTTTTAAATACTTAGGAGGGCGAGAGACAATTGTCTGTGTCCTATTTTGAATCTACCCGCATACATGTAATTCTTTTTGAACTCATTACTATTAAGGTACTCTATAATTGTGTCTAAATTGATATTCTCTTTTGGAATTAAGCATAACAATTTACCACCAAAGTGTGTAACCTGACCCTCAAACGCCACTTCTTTTTGTCTAGTGACATTTCTGATATATACACAAGGGCGACCAAGGTTCTTTTCTATGGTTTTGATGTTTCTTGGGGCACCCCACTCAAACCAGTTCTTTTCATTAAATTTTTTTATTCTGCGTTCAAGAAGTTGTTTTTTGTTTAACAAAAGATGATCATTTATTTGTGTATTTGACGTTGGGAAATCATTCACAAAAATAAACTTTTCCGTCACATCCTTGTCTGTAAGAATATCTATGTTTCCAAACGAAGTTTTATATATTTCATCCTTTCCAGAAACTAAACCGACATACACATCAAAAACATTTGAAACTATGTCACCACTTACTTCAATGTCACTAAATGTAATCACTCCATTTGTGACATTACAAAACTTAGTTTCACCATTGATAGAAGTAGATTTATTTGACACACCCTTTTCATACCTAAAAACAACGACATCAATCGATGCATTATCAAACAAATTTTCATTGTGTGGAAATAAAAAATTGGTAAATGATCCACATTCATTCATTTTTTGTATAATTGAAGACGCACTTGTCAATTTTATGAAATCAGAAGGTACTATAAAAATGAGTTCTCCACCTTCATCTAATAACTGGAAGCATTTTTCAATAAATTGAATGTATAAGTTTGTCCCACCATCTTTCACATATGGTGGATTTCCAACTATCGTCTTGTATTTTTCTTTGAAGATGTGTGTCATGAAATTACAATATGTAGTAGGTTGAAAATCGTTCAACTCTACACATGGAGCTATAGATGTGTCTATTTCAAATAAATTCATTGGATAATTGACATCAAATTCTTTGAACTTTTTCAAAAGATGACCCGCCCCAAAAGATGGTTCAAGAAGGGTAGAACCTCTGTTTTTAACCCAGTCAAATACATGCTGCTGAAGGTTGTCATTTATTGTAAAGTACTGCCCAAGGTCCTTGTTCATGTACTAGAGGGACTCAAAAACTTTAAGCGGTTCGGCCATCTTCCTGTAAAGTTCGTGTAACTTGGTTGTTAACATTTCACGATATTCCAGATTTGTTCGACTAACTCTTGAAGAAGGCCATGCAAGTTGAAAGTCGTTTGATGGATTTGCGCTAATATCCGAATCTGGAACTTCGTCAAGACTTCCTACCCAACACTTGGGTGAATCCTTACTCACAATGACAAGACCATATTTGTTGAGGAGTTTATCTTGTGGGGCAGTCTTCACGGTTTTTGCAACTCCAACTTTACTTGAACAAGTTTGGTCGTCAAAAGTATATGCAAAAAATTTTGGAAGTCCAAATAAATTGTTTCTTTGTCCGGGTTTTTCATTCAAGCATTTAATATTTATAGGTAAATCTGATAAATTGTATGGAGACATATCTAACCAAAGATCTCCCAGTTCTCTTGATTTACCCCGTTTAATAACTGTACCAAAGAATTCCAAAATATAGTCGGCGATTGTATCTTCGTCGTGAATACTATTCAGTCTTCCATCTCCCATTGTGTTGCATAGTTGAAGACATGATCTCTTTTCCAAATGGTTTTGCAAGAGGGAAAATACAACTCTGATATAATGGTCTTGTGGATTCATGGTAACTTAATTCTGAATAAACAACAACCTTTATTCGACTTAAGTGTATAATTTGGCTTAAAGTTTTCTTTTCTAGATAGTATATAATATGTCTCTTGAGCAAGATTACACCACTGTTCCAGGTCAGCTTTACGCATGCCTTTCCGTTGTTGGTCCAGAAGCACCACAAAAGAATGATAAGTTTGGTATCAAGATTCGCGGCGCTTTCGCGTCTCGTGACGAAGCCGCGTCTCACGCCAAGCGTCTCCAAAAGGAAGATTCAACATTCGACATCTATGTTGTTGATATGTATAAGTGGTTGTTGATCCCCCCAGATGCATCAAAGATTGATGACGTGCATTATCAAAATGAAAAATTGGAAGAAATTATGTCTGGATACAGAGAAAATCAAGCTGAAGCTACTCGTCTCTTCAACGAACGCAAGAAGGATATGATGGAAGCCAAGACTTTCCTCAAGCCAGGTGATGAAAATTCCGTATTCTACACGAAACCAGATGAAGCCCCAATTTCTCACCCCGCCGAAGTCATTGAGCGTCTCAAGAAGGAAAAGCCAGATGCCCCAATGGAAGAGCTTGTCAAGGAAGCTGACGCCATCGTTGCTGCCGAAGTTGAAGAGCGACGCAAGAAGCGTGAAGAAGAAGCTAAGAAGTCCGAAGCCGAAGCTTCCACCGAAGCCAAGGTTGAGGAAACCAAGGAAGAAGGGGAACCAGAAGTTTCTTCTGCTTAGATCAAAAATATAATATTTTTTAATTTTAAAACAAGATGTTAAGTATAATCGTCGCCGTCATCTTGACTAGTGCATTCTTTATTTTGTTTTTTGAACCGAGACTTCGCGTGGTTTTAAAAAACAAAACAGAGCAGGAGCGTGAGAGGGAGCCACCTTCTACAACAAAGGGTTTTATCGAAGATACAAGGGATGCTTTTATTATTCCAATGTATCCAAGCCAGGTTATGGATCGTGATATTACGGGTAAAATAGTACCTATTTATGGTGATATTGGATCTTTTGTACCATACTCAGGCGTATCGGAGTATGACTGGTTGCATGGTTTTCCCCATGAAAAAGCCAAGTAAGAAGACAGCAAATGCGACAATCCATGTTGTCTTATCTATGTTTGAAAATATGTCATTCTTTTCTGGATAGACTTGTTGTGGTTGATACATCATTTCGGAAGGATGAAAATAGTATTGTTGATCTTGTGGTAATTGATCTTCGCGTATGGGTGTGCTATCTTCATTCTTATCCTCATTTTTGAGAAATGGATCGGTTGTTGGATCGTATTCAATTGGATTTCCTATATCAGTCTCCATTTTTAATATATCATTTGTTTTTTTTAAGCGTCTTCTTCCTCACTTTCATCGTCATCGTCATCCACAACAAAATCCTTGAGACTTCCTTCATCTTCGTCGTCATCACTGTCTTCATCTGAATAAATTTCATCATCCGTGTCTAATTCCGAACCAAAATCTGAATCATATTCATCAGACGCATAATCATCTTCAAGAACAGTCTCTTCTGGTTGGTACAGTTCTGGCTTCTTTATTTGCCTTCCTGAGCGTGTTCTGGTTTCCACCATTTAATTAAATAAAGAAACTTGCTTTTTAAGTATCTTTTCATGAATTTCATCCCTAAAATCTGGGTGTGCGTATAGGGCAAGCTCTTCAAGTTTATTCTGAGCATCTACATGTTTTCCATTCTTTTTAAGGTCTAAATACTCCATGTAAAGGTCTGGATGTATTCCAGAATATTCATGAAACTCATCAGGTTCTGGTATTATCTTTGGTATTTCATAATCGTTGATGAGTTTTGCTGCTAAATAGACAGTCACACCAACGAGAATGAGAGCCATTCTTCTGTTATTGTCGTTTATTTTTTTCGGGGTGGATACAACTTTTCTACAATACCTGATCCCAAAACATGTGTCCTCGCGGCACTCTTCTTACATAGGGGACACTTTTGAACAATCTTGTTTTTCTTGATCAAGTATGACATAGTCACACCTTCGTGCTCCCCTTTGATCTCTTCACAATAAGATGAAGTAGTCAAAGCTACAAAATCATTTTTATGACGAGATATACTTACAATGTGTATGTCTTCGGGGCATTTCATACATTTTTTCATAAATGATTCCAATTGAGGTTTTACATCCGCTTGTTTAATTTGTGGTTTTTCTTCAAACTTTTTGATTTCTGGACACTTCTTAAGATCTTCCTTCTTAGGATACAACTTTTCAACAATCTTGGGTGTCAGGTTGTGCTTTCTACCGTAAAAATCCTTACAAAATCCATCAACTCTCCCACGCAGTGTTTCACATCTACAGAAACACTTTTGTGCGATGACGGACCCACTTATATGAAACCAGACATGATTAGAACTGTGCGGTCTTTTGAGATTCTCACAATACTTTGAATTTGTTGAAACCAAATATGTCTCCTTGTGTTTAAAAAGTTTTGTAATTGAAGCACCACTTTGTCCTTCCATATTCTTCTGTACAAAACTTTCAATAAGTCCCTTGAGTTCATCGTCATGTAATTCATCGGCCGTTTGTGCGTCGGTAAATGATCCTTCTTTGATGACCGAAGAAGGTGGTTCTATTGTGACATGTCGAGTCTCATTTGTCCTGATTGAAGACATTTTGAGTATTTCTAAATCAGGTTCTTGACCGACTTTTAGAAGTGTGCTTAGAGGTCCATTCTTGTAAATGAAGACTGGAAGGTACGCAACTTGTACAACTTTACCTGAGTGGCAATTTTCACATCCCTGGCCACCACACGCCATAT